AAAGTTGCGCTGAGTTGGCTGATTGCGCCTTCAAGTCCAAGAGTCTTTATTTCAGCGGCAGATAGACCAACACCTAAACGAGTGAGGGAGCCAGTATTGCCTTCATATGCTTTACCTAGCGCGTTCGATACTGTCTCAACGTCTTTGCCAGTAGCGGCGGAAATATCAAGGGCTAAAGTCAATAAATCTTGCGACTTAGTTAGGTCGCCAGTTGCGATGGCGAGTCGTTGATAGGCAGGGCGAAGCTGATCGTCGGCGACTCCGGTAGCGAGAGAAGTCTTTAGGATTTGCTTTTCAATAGCGGCAATTTGAACGTCGGTCGCATCGGTGACATTCTTGAGCGCATTTGCTAAACGTTGCTGGGCGGCTTCGTCTTCGATTGCGGCCTTGACTCCATCGACTGCCAACTTGACAGCGTACGCGCCAGCAGCGGCGGCAGCCGCGACAAAAGCCGCTTTTGCGGCGGCACTAAACTTTTCTAATTTACTGCCAAACCCTTCAATTTCTTTGTCGCCTTGAGCCAATCCTTTTTTTAGGTCGTCAATGTCGGCAAGAATAGAAAGTTTTAGCGTACGATTTCCGGCCATTACTTATCCCATTCCCTTACCACTTTTGAAAATGCTTCTTCCCATTTTTTTATAATTTCCGGCTGAATACGTCTAAGGGTTGGCCAAATAAAATAACCAGTATTTCCGCGTAATCCAAATTTAGGCGTTCTCGGTAAAAAGTGTTTTTGCTTACGAGCTCCAAATTCGACACCTGCTAAAATTCCCTTTGTCGGAATACTGCCTTCTCGAAGTTGAGACGTCGCTCCGCCCGAAAATTTGATTGAAGCAAAGCCAATGCCAAATTCACCAACCACCGAACTTTTACTTATTCGGATTCCATCAGCTATACGCGTAGCTTGTTTTGGCCGAGGATAGCGGCGAGCTTCTGATTGTATTTCTTTGACAGCATATTCAGTCAAGGCACTTGTTACTTCTCGCGCCTGATCCTTTGCTTCTTCTCCCATTTTTCTAATTACGGAAGAAATGCGGCGTAATTCTTTTGTGTCATATTGAATGACGCGTTGAGAACTATCTACCACCATTCCGCTCCTTCAATATTTCAATCGCCGTTAGGACTTGGTCGATGTCAGTCCATTCGCTCATCGGTATTCCGGTTGCTATCGCTATCTCAACGATAAGGCGATTTATGCTTCCGGACTCGTAGCTTTTGGGCTTTCATCTCCAATCGTCATTTCTTCTACCGATAACTCCCAGATTTCCTGAGACTTAGTCGGTTTTCCTGCCGCTTCGCGCTTGTAAGCAAAGTAAGCCAGATCGAGGAAGTCCGCTTGCTGATACGCCGAAATATCCTTCATCGAATAAATCGACTTACCGGTCTTGCGCTCCCACTTAGCCCATTCGGGTAAGCCAGCGACGTAAGTGACTTCCTCGCCGTTCGTATATGTAATTTTGATGTTTAGTTTCATAGCTCCCGATTCCTATTCTTAGCTGAAGGTTTCTGTTACTTCACCCTTTGAAACTTTGAAGGTGAAGGAAACTGTCTGTGCGTCGATTCCTGATCCGCCAGCAGTTGGGAACTCTGGAAGGATTGGGAATGAGAATACTGCGCCTGTGGCGGCAGTTAGGCTGACTGTGATGGTTGTGTCTGGCGCGGATTCTGCCGCAGTCCATAGAGCCTCACATACTGAGTTTGCCTTCCCCCAGTCGGCGAGCATATCGAGCTGGAAGGTTCCTTCGATATTGACTGTCTTGTAAGCCTCGCCGTCGAGTGTCTGATACGTCTCGCGAACGTTGGTCTTTGTCAAGACTGCGTTAGTCGCTTGGGCTTCAATATCTGTTCCACCTGTGAAAGATAGCGAAACGTCGCGACCAGTAATGACTACTGTTGCCACTTTTTCTCCTTAGTTAGTCTGTGTGTAATAGGTGGAAACGCGAATATCTGCGACCAATAAATTGACCGCACCCACTTGCGTAACCGAAGGCCGTTCGACTGGGCCGACTGTGTAGCCGTCCGGTATAACTGCCAAAACTGAGATGATGAGTTGCTCGAGATTATCGAGAGAAGCAGGATTAGAAAGATAGGCGACTCCGCAAGTGATGGTCATATTGATTTTGGCGTGAATGGTTGAGTCGTTGATTGTGTTGAGTTCTAGGTAAGGCGAATCTGGGACAAGAATAACCGCTGGCACTTGAACCGCCTCTGGAACGTATGAATAAACGTTCGCAGATACCGACCCGAGCGCGGTGGCCAGCGGTGTCCGGATGGAGGAAAGAATAGTGCTAGGCATTAGCCAACCATCGCATCTGTGTCGAGGTATGGGCCAAGAAGACCAGTTACTTTTGCGAGAAGATTCTTAGATAAGCGATAAGGCGTTACTGCGAAATCGATTCCTTCGATTGATCCGCCGGAGGCTGTGCGAGCTTGGAAGATTTCGACAGAGATAGCCAATACAGCAGATTCGACGTTAGGGTTTGCGACATAGGTTGAGAGGCCAGAGAGAGCAGCGTTTCCTGCTGGGATAATGTTCTTTTCCAGTATGTCAGCATTTGTGATTGCGGCGGTAAATACATAGTCGGTGATTTCGTCGTCGGTTACTGTGTGAGTTCCGTTGAATGGCGAACCGCATCCAGTAATGACGACGGATTGGCCTTGAGTAAATTCGTGAATAGTCGCAGTTACAAAATATGCGACATTGTCCTCTAATTTGACTTTGTTTATTTTGCTTTGAAAAGTGACAAGCATTGGGAGAATCAAGTTCTCCGAAGTGTCGATAATGTCGTCAAGGTAAGCATCTGAATAAAGGGATGACGAGACGCCAAGAATGGTTCGTAGCTCTGTGGCCGTGACTATTGTTGGCATCTCGCCTTCCTTTCGATCTAGGGGTCTAAGCCAGCTCGGGAGCGGACTGGCTCAGACTATTGAGTATTACTAAGCGACCATCCACTTGTAGGCACCAGCGGCGACCTTTGTCGCGAGTGCGCCGTAGCCGTAGTAAGCCACTTCGATTTGGCCATTGAGAGCGACGTTTGTCTGAAGACGGAAACGTGAGGACTCGTACCAAGTGTATGAATCTGGGTTGATGATGATGATTGAGTTATCACCAGTTGGAGCCGCTGTTGCGAGGTTACGAGCAACGCGTAGGTTCAAACCTAATACGTTTCCGCGAACTGCGCCACCGGATAGATTTCCACCTTGGTTAGATGGGCCGATGAGGTTCTGATAAATTGGACGGCCAGCATCAGCGAGGTTCATAATGTTTCCCCATTGTTCTGGGCTAACGAGGATGTTTGTTGCGGTTCCAAGGGTTCCCTTATAAACCGAAACTGAAGCATCGGATACGAAATCCAAGAATCCAGCCGCGTCAAGTGTGCGGTTTCCGCCATCAGTTCCACCAGCAACGAGGCCAGCGATAACTGCGACGTCCGTCGCCTTTGCGTATGCGTATTCCATTTGACGAACGAGTTCGTCAAAAAACGCAGGTGAGGAACGATCAAGAAGCTCTACGGAGAAAGTCTGGCCTCCAGCGTACTTCTTTACAGAGACAGAGAGGAACTCATTTGTCATTCCTGTCTCATCGATTGCGGCGGCTTCTGCTTCTTCGCCGACTGTTGGAACTGCTGTGAGCTTAGGAATTTCGAAGCTCATACCGGCATCTGGTAGGACGCCGCTTGAAACTGAATCAACCGCTGGGCGATCAGCATTTGAAAGTGGGTTGATGATTTCGGTTAGTTGGCGAGTAGGAATCAAGCCAGCATTGTTTGAAGTTGTGTCGTCTGCCGCCATAACGTACTGGCGAGCGACGTCATCTCCGAGTTTTGCGCGAACGCTGTTCTCGAGATATTTAGCCTTTGTGAATTCAAGGCGTGGCGTGGTATAGAAAGCTGGGCGTGATGCCGCAACTGTCTCGACCTTAGCAGCTTCTACCGCTTCTTCGACGGCAGGAACTGGAGCGGTAGTGTCTGACACTTGGTCTCCTTCGGTTGGTTTGTCTGCGTCAGCGGTTGCCGGAGCAGAATCTTCTTTAGGTGCTTCATTCTCTGAAGCGGCGACTTCGCTAACGCGAGCCGAATCGATTGCTGGATCAGTAACAAGAGAAACTTCGTCAAGTGTTGCTGAAGTGATATTCATTGTCCCTTTGACATTTGTCCATTCGTTGATTTGTGCGCCAACGCTAAAACCATCGCGAAGACCTTCTGTGGCCTCAATCAACGCGTCTTCTCCGGCCATAGTGTTGGCGATTTTGAACGTTGCCACAATTCCAGAAGCGGTTACTTCGTGCGATAGCAATTTGCCAATCGGACGAGTGCGGTCGTGTTCAAGAAGCAACTTGACCGGCTTCATTTCGATTGAGTTAGCGGCGAACACAGTTGGGCCG